AGCTCTTATAGGACCAGTTACAGGATTATTGGATAAATTTATACCTGACGCAGATCAAAAAGCTAAGTTAGCACACGATATAGCCACCATGTCTGAAAAACATGCGCAAGAGGCTTTACTTGCTCAGTTAGAGATAAATAAAGCAGAGGCTGCAAGTGGCTCTATATTTAAAGGCGGATGGCGCCCAGCTGTTGGGTGGGTCTGTGCGATTGCTTTTGCCTATCATTTTATCTTAAAAGATTTAATTATATTTGGTGCAAGTTTTGCTGGTGCAGAATTACCAGAACTGCCGGAATTTGATATGGGTACACTTTTAACTGTTCTCGGCGGCATGCTTGGCATCGGAGGACTTAGGACATATGAAAAGCAAAAGGGTCTTACAAAATGAGTTTATATAGAAATATACAAGCTAAGAGAAGAAGAATAAAAGCTGGTAGTGGCGAGAAGATGCGTAAAGCAGGATCTAAAGGAGCGCCTACTAAGAAAAACTTTGCAAGAGCAAAGCAGACTGTTAAGAAAAAATAATGTCAGATAGACTTTTTAGGATAAGAAGAAAGATGGCTAAAAAAAGAGACCCTAAAGTTGGAACAGGAAAAAAACCAAAAGGTTCTGGTAGACGCTTATACACAGATGAGAACCCAAAAGACACAGTTGGTATTAAGTTTGCCACAGAAGCAGACGCCAGAGCTACGGTTGCAAAGGTTAAAAGAGTCAGTAAACCATTTGCGAGAAAGATACAGATCCTTACAGTTGGTGAGCAAAGAGCAAAGGTGATGGGTAAGAATAAAGTAGCTGGTATATTTAAAAGAGGCAAAGAAAGCATAAGGAAAGCAAATAAAAAGTAAAACTTTACGTAAAGTTTTGGAGGTAGATATGGATATAAATAAATTAAGACAAGAATTAGAAGCAGATGAGGGAAAAGTACATGCAATATACTTGGATCACCTTAACCTGCCTACTTTTGGGATTGGTCATTTGGTGCTTGATTCTGATCCAGAGTATGGACAACCTGTAGGCACGCCTGTCAGCGAAGAGCGTGTAAATAGCTGTTTTGACAGCGATATTCAAGGGACTATAACCGATTGTAAAAATTTATTTGATAATTTTGATGACTTGCCAGAAGAGGCACAATTAATTTTATCTAATATGATGTACAATTTGGGGTACACAAGACTAAGTAAATTTAGTAAACTTAGAGCAAGTATATCAATTATGGATTTTACTGAGAGTGCAAATCAGATGTATGACTCGAAATGGAGAACACAAGTGCCTAACAGAGCAGAGCGTTTAATTAATAGAATGAAAGCATTAGGAGCGTAATATGTTATCAGCAATACTTAGTTTAGCAGCACCGGCAATACTTGGACCAGCAGGTTTAAGTATGGTTGCGAATCCTATGATTGCAAGTGCAATAGGTGGAGGTGTAGGAAAATTATTAGAAGGCGGTAGTCAACAAGATGCATTACAAGCTGCTGCTTTAGGTGGATTAGGTAGTTTTCTTGGTGGAAAGTTTGGTGGTGGCTCTTCTGCTTTTGGTGCAGATCCTACCCTTGGAGCTTCAGAGCTTGCTGGAGGCGCAACTAATGTAATACCCGGACCGGGAGGTGTTGGTAATATGAGTTATGCTGATTTGGTAGCTCAAACTGGCGGGCCTGCTACAGCAGGTGCCGGTGCTGGTATTGGTGCGGCTTTAACAAGACCAGAGGCTATAGGAGCTGGTATAGGCGCATCCTTAGCACCACCGCCTATGATGAAGCCAAAAGAAGAAGAAGAAATAGAAATGCCAAGAGGTATGCCTATTAAAAACACATCTATATTTCCTGAGATGGGTTATGATGCTGGTAAAATGGGTGAATTTAATTACAGAATACCTAGAAACTTTGCAGAAGGCGGAGAAGTAGAAAGCGATATAATGCCTATGGATGCAGGTATTGGTGGTATGATGAATGATGGCATGAATGACAAAGAATTAATAAGTAGCACTATTGACGTACTACAAGGAGAAATAATAGATAATGACAGACAAAGTGTAATATTAGCACAATTTGTAGCTCAGTTTGGTCAAGAAGCGTTACAAGATTTAATTAATAGAGTTGAATCTGGTGAAATACCAGCTATTCCTAGTGAGGGCGATGGTATGGTTAGCGGTGCAGGTGATGGCATGGCTGATATGATACCTGCCTCAATGGAAGGAGATCAAGATGTATTACTTTCTGATGGTGAGTTTGTTGTGCCTGCTGACGTTGTTAGTGGCATCGGAAACGGCTCCTCGGATGCAGGTGCTAATAAATTAGAAGATATGATGGATAGAGTTAGAGAACTAAGAACTGGTGGTAAGACACAACCACCTGCTATACCTGATGAGATGATGTTGCCTGCATGATATGCACAGCAGTGCCTCGTGAGGCAATAGACATAGTTTGGGGTGATGTTAGCAATATGCTTAACAAAGCCATAGTAACAAGCGCAGGTAAGTATCACATAGATGATATTTATCGACATTTAAATGAGGGATATTATAATCTTTGGTTAATTATAGATGATAAGAAAGATGAAAAGGTGATAGCAGCAATAACAACTAGAATAATAGAATATCCAAGCAAAAAGGCTATGGCTATGGATTGGATAGGCGGCAGAAGGATGATGGAGTGGTTGCCTATTGCTATGGAAAGATTAACAAGTTTTGCAAAAGATTGTGGTTGTAGCCATTTAGAGGGTTATGGAAGAAAAGCATGGTCTAAGATTTTAAAAAAATACAATTGGAATCCTGAATATATAGCATACAGAATGGAGATTAAAAATGGGTAAAGGTGGTGGATCAAGGCCTCAACAGCCTACTGAACAAAATATAGTACAAAGCTCGTTACCTAAATATTTTGAGCCATATGCTATAGACATGATGAAAAGAGCTGAAGCAGAGTCTAAAAGGGAATACACTCCGTATGAGGGGCAAAGACTAGCAGATGAAAATACTGATACTGCAAGATCTAGGGAAATAGCAAGGTCTGTTGCAGAAGGTGGTATACCGGGGCTTGGTCAAGCAACATCTGGAACAATGGCTGGTATGGGAAGAGCGCTAGAGGGAATTGGATTTCAGTCCCAAGATTTTGATTCTGCACAAGCACAAAAGTATATGTCACCTTATATACAAAATGTATTAGATGTACAAAAACAACAGGCAATATTAGATTTCAATAGAGGTCAAGCTGGTAGAGATGCATCTGCAGTGCAAGCAGGGGCATTTGGAGGATCTAGATCAGCAGTTGCAAATGCGTTAGCTGGGCAAGGATTACAAAGACAACTAGGTGAAATACAAGCCATAGGTCAGCAAAAGGCTTTTGAGCAAGCGCAACAACAATTTGGAGCAGACAGAGATGCAAGACTGGCTGCTGAAAGACAAGGGCTATCCGCCGCAGAGAGTTTGTCCGGTCAATCAGCGCAGCTTGCTGCACTAGGGGAGAAGGCAAGAGCTGGTGATATAGAATCTGCACAGTTATTAGAAAAGATTGCTAAAGACAGACAAGCTAGAGAACAAGCTGGATTAGACTTAGCATATGAAGATTTTGTAAGGCAAAGAGATATGCCAAGGGAAGATTTAACATTCTTGTCATCTATATTGCGTGGCGTTCCTGTACAGCCATCAACAGAGACTACTAAATTTCAACAATACAATCCTGTGAAAGACTTATTAGGTACAGGTATAGCTGGATTAGGATTATACAGAGGGTTAACAGGCGGATGATGAATGTTTTACAAATACAAGATGATTTAAAAAACTTTTCAGAAGATCAGTTAATAAGAGAAATGCAACAGCCAACTGGCTCTGCACCTCAATTCCTTGTGTTATCAGAATTAAATAGACGTAAAAGAGTAAAAGGTGAGTTTGAAGCAAGACAAGCTAAAAACATGCCTACGGTTGCAGAAGAGGCAGTTGCGGCAGCAGGTGTTCCACAGCAGGGTATGATGGGCATGTCAGAAGCTATGGCTCCTGCAAGTGTTGATTCAGGTGGCATAGGATCTATGATGCCTAAAACCATGAAAATGGGCGGTGAAGTTGATTCTTATGCAGAGGGAGGTCTCATAGAAGGTATAGCTGATAGTGTAAGTCAGAATGCTGAGGCTTTACAGGGTATACAAGAAGCTACAATGCAAAATTCTAAATTATTACAAGATCAAAAAAGCACAGGTATACAACAACCACAAATACCTAGGCCTATGCCTATACAACAATTGCCCGGATTTACAGATAGAGGGCCTTTTCCTAGAATACCTAGACCTAGATTTCCCGGATTTGGTGGCAAAGGTGGCCCAATGGCTAGACCTGCGGTTATTGATAGACCAAGATTTGGAATGATGGGATTTGGTGGCAGTCCTATGCAACCATATAGAGGGCGACTAGGATCAGGGTTAGCGGCTTTAGGTAACAGAATGCCAGAACCTCAATCAATGGCTGGGGGTGGTGTTATTAAAGCGTCTAATGGTTTTGCAGGATCTGGTAAATCTTCAGATGATATAATTAAACAAATGGAAGAAAAAGATAAAGCAAAGATAGATGAAAATGCTGATGTAGAGAATATATCAAAAGACGTTACTACACAAAACACAGGAGTTGCAGGTAACGTTTCTAATTATACTATAGAGCCTGACATAATACCTTTAGTTTCTGGTTCTGTAGAAAAAGATATCTTAAATTTACAAAAAGGTTTACAGAAAGAAAGAGCATTAGATAGAGCTTTAGCTATCGCACAGGCAGGTTTTGGTATTTTAGCATCAGATGCACCAACTTTAGGTCAAGCAGTGGGTGAGGGAGCCTCTACGGGCTTAGAAGCCTATAGAGATGCTAATAAAAGATATCAAGAAGGTGTTGTTGATTTAATAAATGCCAGAGCAAAGATTGCCTCTGGTAGAAAGAAAGGTAAGTTATCTGCAAGTGACATCATGAGTAATCTTAATAAAACTAGAGAACAGCTTTATGGCAAGCCCGGTGATTTGGGTTTTATTAAATCAGAGCTTGATGATAAAACTAAAAATCAATTAGAAGCACAAGAAAGATATTTAGTAGAATTGTTAAAAGATTACGATATAGATCTACCTATTGCATCAGCTATACCATCTTAAAGGCGCATAAATGGGTACAATTAATGTAAAAAGTAACTTAACTGGTAAAACATACCCTATACTAATAGCTGGTAATACTCCCACTACAGCAGAAGACCAATTTATAAAAAATTATATTGCTAGAGAAGATGGTGTTTTATTAGAGGCACCTGAGTTAAAAGCAGAAGAAGAAGGTGGTCTTATTGATCTTCCTAAAAGTTTTATAGGGAGTTTTATTAAAGGGTACACAGACATACCCGGTGGTATAGCTTCTATAGGTGAGGGTGTTGGGGAAAAATTAGGATTTGATGCTGCACCCGGTGAGACAGGTATAGGAGAAGCCGCACAGAATTTTTCTAAAGGTGCTAGTAGAGCTTTAGCGGATACATTTGATTTTAACGAAAGTCCTTATAGTAAATTTGGACAAGCAGGTGGGTCACTTGCATCTTTTCTTTTAGGTGGTTTTGCTGTTAAAAGTGGCTTGGCAGTTGCAGGTGCTGCCCCTAAAGTTGCTTCAGCTTTAGGTTTAGGTACAGTTGCAACACAGGGTGCGGCTTTAACATCACAAGATCAAATGAATAGGATTGCTAATTTTTTAGAAAATGGCGGTGTTATAGACGGTTCACAAAAAGCAGATGCTGTATTATTAAGCGCTTTAATTGGTACATCAGAGGCTATACCTTTTGCTGCGTTAAGCAAGAGTTTAGGCGCTTCTTTAAAAATTTTAAAAAAAGTAGACAAAAAAGACATAGATGAAGCAGTAAAAACTATAGGCGGCAGACTAAAAAGAAGCATTGGTGTTGGTATTGGCGAGGGTTCTCAAGAGTTAGTTGCAGGTATACTCCAAGATTTAACTGAAAAAAATATTTACAATCCTGATGTACAAGTAGGTCAAAGTGCATATGATGATGCTGTTTATGGTGGTGGCGCAGGTTTTGCTTTAAATTTAATATTAGACAGTATTAGAGGCAGAAAAGTAAACCAATATGAAAATAAACAAAAAGAATTAGATAACGATGCTGACGAAGCTGCAAGAGAAAATGCTAGTATGGCTCAAAATGCAAAAGATTATTTAAAAACTCAAGAAGACAAACAAGTAAAACTAATAGAGGGTCCGGGCCTTGGGTTGCCTGCACCTGATGCTCCTATTATTCTTCCATCTGGCGATCCTGTTACTGATATAGACAATCAGTCAGCAGTTGATGCCCAAGAAAATCAAAAAAGAAAAAATACTGAAGATACGTTACAGGCTGCAAGAGAATCTAGAACTCCATATAATCCTATAAAATTAGAAAGTTTACCTGAAGATGAAGCGTTTAAAATACGTAAACAAAGAATAGAATTAAAAAAAGGTATACCTGTAGATGATCCTGTAACATTACAAGAATTACAAGAAGTTGTTGGAATGGAAGCAACAACAAGAGAAATGATTTTACAAAAGCCTACATTAAATAAAGCTCCAACCTTTGAAGAAGAGGTTGATGCTACAGATAACATAGAAGATGCAACAGAAACAAAAGAAAGATTACAAAATTTTCAAGATAATTTATTAAAACAAAAGGTTATTAATAAAGCTGCGGCTAAAAGAGTATACCAAAAATTATATAAAGAAAAAATGCCAGATGATATTGCTGATGGTGCATTGGCTCAAATGTTAGGATCTGGTGTATTGCAATATGATGGAAAAGGTAAATATTCACCTAGAAGTCAGGTAGATGTTAATTTAGATTTTATTGAACAGGCAAGAGCTTTATCTGAGAGAGCAAGACAAATTAGAGAGGCAGACGATAGATTAAGAAAACAAAGAAAAATATTCCGTAATGATCCAGTTAATCTTGAAACTAACAGTCAACAATTAGATTTATTACAAAAAAGATACAGTGATATACAGTTAGAGGCTTTTAATTTAGAAAATAAAGCAAATCAAGCTGTTCAAGGACAGCAGACTATTCAAGCAAGAAGAATAGCCCCTGCACTTGCTCCTAAAAAAGTATTTGATGATGCAGCTAAAGCTAAAGAAACTCCTGATTATGTATTAAAACAAAAGCGTGTACTTGATGCACTAAGGGCAGAGCTTAATAGAATAGGATTAACTGACGTAAGATTAGAGGGTAAGCCATTATTAGATGCTGCGCAGTTAACAGAAGATCTTACAAGAGGCCAAGACATAGGTATAACAGAAGGTATACAAGAAGTTTCACCTGATGGTAAGCGTATTATAGCATTAGCAATGGAAATATATGATCCAAATATGACTGATGCTGAATTGCAGGCAAAATTAGGCAGTGTTATGAATCATGAAATTATTCATGCATTAAAAAGCCTAAACGTATTTACAGATCAAGAGTATGACATATTAAAGAAAGCTGCAATGACAAGAAAATATGTCAAAAAATCAAAAGGCAAAGATACAACAAGAAGTTATACATACTATGAAAGAGCCACTCATGCTTACTTGCGTGATGGTATGCCAGACGAACAAATAGTAGAAGAAGCCATTGCAGAGATGTATAGGGACTATACTGACGGTAAACTTAAATTTGGCGGTAAACCAAAGAGCCTTTTTGATAGAATTGTTGCTTTTTTTAAAGCTATATTTGGTTCGCATGCAGACCAAGGTTTTACACAGACAGAACAAATTTTTGAAAATATAGGCACAACAGAGATAGAAAAGCAGATAGGCAGAAGAGATAGAAAGCCGGATGATCCTGAAACTATTATTGAGCCACGTAGATCACGTATAATTATTGATAGATTACCAGATTTACACAGAGGTTCTATAGGACCCTTACCTATAGCGCATGTTGTTAAGTCTAGATATTTACAGTCTATTGGGATGGAGAACACAAGGCCGGATAGATATGTACAAGTAGACGAAGATTTAGCTAGAAGAATAGCTAAAGACTTTGATGAAGCAAAGCACAATCCTAATAATCCAGAAGTAATACAGGCATACAAAGCTATGGCTGATGAAACATTTAATCAATGGTTGTTTATAAAAGATACAGGAATACAAATAGAGTTTATTAAACCTAATCAAAGTAATCCTTATCCAAAGGGATCTAAAGATTTATTACAAGATATTAATAATAATCATATGTGGGTTTTCGCTACAGACGATGGCTTTGGCAGTGAAGCTATTACAGAGCAAGATATAGCAGAGAACCCATTACTACAGACAACTGGTGAGATTATTGATGGTCGTGATGTACGTTATAATGATTTATTTAGAATAGTTCATGATTACTTTGGTCATGCGCTAGAAGGTGCGACATTTACAGCTAGAGGTGAAGAGAATGCATGGCAGGCACATAGCCGTATGTACACCCCGTTAGCTGCTAGAGCCATGACTACAGAAACAAGAGGACAAAACTCATGGCTTAACTACAGTGATGCTGTTGGGGACCATAATAGAAATAGTAAAAATAAAGCTGAAGAAACAATATACGCAGATCAAAAGATAACTTTACTATCTGATTTTGTGCAAACTGAGGGATTAGCTAATAATATAGAAGGAGCAGTAGATGAAAGAGCAATTAGAGAAGATGAACGATTTAGTGAAACAAGAGATGATGCAACTGACCGAGGAAGAGATGCAAGAAGAGATGGAAGACGGAGCGTTATACGAAGCACGATTGAACCGACAAAAGAAAGGAGGGAACCTGAGTTATCTCCGCAAAGGACAGTCAAGCTAACACATTTCTCTCCTATCGAGGGCCTGCAAAGCATAGACCCAGAAAAACAAAGGTCTAATTTATTTATGCGGGGAGCAGAGAGAAGAAGAACTTTTGATGGATATCCTGCTAGAAGTTACTTTGCTGTAAATATATCTGATCCTAATGGCTATAATCCTGAGCAAAATGTAGGGGATAATATATACGAAGTAGATGTACCGTATGAAGGTATGTATGATTGGGAGGCAGATCCTAAAAAATTTAATGATGCAGCAAATGCAGAGTTAGAAAAAAATAGACCTGATATAAAAGACCCAACTGGCCGTGTGAATTACATAACAACTGCCAAAGAAAGAATGATTAAAGAGTCTGGTGCCACAGGTTATTGGATAAACGACCCTTATCGTGGAACTATGGCGGCTATGTTCTACGAGTTAAGAGTTCCAGAGACCTATCAAGCTAAGAAGTATGATCAGGCTTACAAAGATGGCATAAATCAAAAACGTGGTGTTGACGCCAAAAGAACTATGTGATCTAGAACCAGAGTTGTGGGACAAGAACACACAGTTAGCACAAGATTTCCTACCGCAAAAGCAAGAGAGGCAGATCCATCTGCTGAATTATTATTTATTAATGGAGATCTTATAAAAAATGATTCTAAACTTGCAAAAAATGCTGCTGATATAATTAAAAAATATAATTTATCAGAAAATGCAAAACGTTACGTAAACTTTTCAAATGAAGAAATTATAGAAGATCACATTCAAGCTATGACAAATAACATATTATTTGTTCATGACTCTATAGATCCTACAATTAGAGAAAGGTCTTCTCTTTGGTATGATGGCGCAAGAAATATAGTAGATAAGTTTTCAAAAACTTATAATTATCCTCCTGAAGTAGTTGCTGCGGTTATGGCAGTTCAGTCACCACAAAAAGATTGGTACATGAATGTTTCATTAGCTGAAAGAGTCATGGATATTGCTAGGAATCATAGTGATAAAGACTTTACACCAGAGATGGTAAAAACAGCAGAAAGAATATATGGTAAAAATAAAGCAATACAAGCTGCTATAAAGCATATATCTAATCCTAATAGAGATTCTACAAGTCTAGATAGTTTACAGTTTTCTTTTCACAAAGCTCTTTGGGTTAGAATATTTGATGAAACATATAATGATAGAGGTCACAGAATTGTAACTCCAGAGGGTGAATTTTTAGACTATGCAAGAAAGAAACCATCAAAAGCACAGTTAGGAAAAAATACCTTATCTAATTATGAAGCTATGTTTGGCGTTCAAGGTGATCCTAAAGGCACAGGTTGGGGTTCTAATAATACTATAGATAAAGCTATGCAGTTATTAGAGTTACGTGGTGACAATTCTTTACAACAAGTATCTGTATTACTTGGTGACAGGCATAAAGTTAGAAGTTTTTTTAATAATATAATTACTCCTATGTCTCCAGACGGTCATTCTACAATAGATACGCATGCGGTTGCAGTAGCATTTTTTAAACCTTTAAGTGGTAAATCTTTTGAAGTAGATCAAAACTTTGGATTATATAGTGTGAAAGGTAGAGCGGACTTATACGGAGTTATACCTAATTCTTCTGTTACAGGCGTTAGAGGTATGTATGGGTTAATATATGATGCTTATGCTAGAGCCGCAGAACAAAGAGGTATTTTACCAAGGCAAATGCAATCAATAACTTGGGAAGCAATAAGAGGCTTGTTTCCTGATACATTTAAAAATGAAACACAAAATGTTGAGAGAATAAATAACATATGGAGATCATATGTAGATGGTGGATTAACTTTAGATCAAACAAGACAGGAGATAATAGATGCTACCCCAGATGGATTTACGGAACCAAGTTGGGCAAGACCCTCTGATACAATACCTCAATTCAGTAGGGATGCCAGTTACGAGACAGAATTACCTAGACCTTATGTATCCGGAAGGAATACCGGAGATGACAGCGGAGTTGGAGGAGACTTTACCGGAACACCTGAGACTAGACGCTCAAGAATAAGAGCAACACCATCTAGTGAAAGACAAAGACAGGCACAACAAAATGATCGTGATATTGCACAAGCCCAGTTAAATATTAGATATGATAATCTAACTAGTGTGTTAGCCAAAGGATTAAAAATTATTCCTGAAAAATTACTCTTTGGTAAAACAAGGGCGGAGGCTGCACAAAGGATAGTGCAAAAATATCAAGATTCTTTTCAACCTGTTGGCGCAATGATGGATGAGTTGCGTAATAAGGGCTACACAATAGCCGATGCTATGGACCCTTATTTAAGAGAGGTAAATTCTTCAGGTATTATTGGGGACAAAATATCAGACTTAGAAGAAACAATAGTTAAACCTCTTATAGAAGAAGCAAGAAAAATTAATGTTTCAGAAGCTAAATTAGAAGAATTAAAAAATGTCTCTGCTAGAGCCGCTGCGCAGTCGCAAGATGAAGGATATATAAAAAGAGCATTAGAAGTTTCTATAGACGATAAGTTAGCATTAATTGATGCCTATCTTTATGCTATGCATGCGAAAGAAAGAAACGCACAAATACTTCAAGAATATCAAAGAGGTTTAGGCTCTGGTATGTCAAACGCTGAGGCAGATGCAATATTAGATTGGTTTGATAGCTTAGAGCAAAGTAATAAAGATGTATTTTTGTCAGTCGATCGTTATGTAAAAAGAATAATTGAAAGCACTAATAATATTAGATATGAAAGTGGATTAATAGATCAAGCAGAATTTGATGGCAATAAAGCAAGATTTAATCATTATGTGCCTCTTCGTGGTGACCTAGATCAAGATCAAGAATTAAATGATGACAGAAAGAATGTAAAAAGAAGAACTGTTAATTATTTTGGTGCATTAGGCAAAGAAGATATTAAGGCTAGAGGTAGAGGCGCTAAATATGCAGAGAACATACTGGCATCTGTAGTTGCGCAGAATCAAAGAGCGATAGATAGGTCAGAAAGAAATAAAGTAGGACAAGATCTTTTAAGGTTGTTAAGAGGTCAAGAAGAACAATCTGATGGTGGTGTGGCTATAAACGATTCTTTGGCTACAGATTTACAACAAAATTTTGCTGAAATAGTAGATCAAAAAGATCCTATGGACATGCAACAGCTTACAGTCAAAGAGAATGGTAAAGAAGTTTACGTAAACTTTTACAGAGAGGCTTTAGCCAGAGCCTTTAAGCATCATTACGAACCTAAAACGAGCCATGTAATCTTTCAGGCTTTGTCTAAGCTGAATAGATTTTTATCAAATGTTAATACATCTTATAACCCAGCTTTCGTTATTCCAAACTTTGCAAAAGACTTAGAGACAGCTTTAATTAATATACAGCAACATGATGCTGAGGGTATAACAAAAGAGATTGTCAGAGATGTGGCTGGTGCTATTAATGGCATAAGAAAAGTATTAAGAGATAATGATGACACTAGCTTTTGGTCACAAGAATATAATAAATTTGTAAAAGCAGGTGGCAAGAACGCTACTAACATGATGGGTACAGTTCAAGATCAAATGGAAAACTTGAACAAACTATTACAAGAAATTAATGATACAACATCTTTAGGAATAAATCGTAATAATTTCTTTCTAAAGAAAGGTAAAAGTTTACTAAAGTTCTTAGAGGATTATAACACAGTTATTGAAAATGGTGTACGTGTTGCCACGTTTACTAATTTGAAAAAAAGAGGTTTTACTGATGCTAGGGCTGCCGAAGCAGCGAGGAATGTTACAGTAAACTTTGCCAAAGGTGGTGAAGATAAAGTTTTTATGAACTCTTTATTTTTATTTTATAATGCCTCTGTACAGGGCAGTATGGCTATATTTAATGCGGCTCGTAAATCATCTAAAGTTAGAAAGTTACTAGGTGGATTAATTATATATGGCATGCTTCAAGATCAACTTATGGCTTTCTTTAGAGACCCTGATGATGAAGATGAGCCAAATCAATATGATAAGTTAAGTGATTATGTTTTAGAACACAATTTAGTATTTGGAACATTTGGTTTAACTGATGAAAAGTTTATTACAATACCATTAGCGTATGGACTTAACATGCCATTTAATTTAGGCAGAGCATTAAGTCGCTACACACGAGGCGAATATACATTTGGTCAGATGGCAGATACAGTATTTGGCACAACTATGGAAACATTATCTCCATTTGGTGCAATAGAAAATGTAGAAACATATCTTCTACCTACGTCTGTAAAGCCATTAGGCGAAATGATGATCAATAAAAACTATAGAAATGATCCAATATACAAAGAAACGCCTATGTACTCTTCTTCTACTACACCGGATTCTTATACACATTGGAGCAATACAGGTGCATTATCTAAATTTATAGTTCAAACAATAAATGATTTTACCGGTGGAGATGAAGTAGAAAGTGGTTTAATTGATGTTTCTCCGGACACAATAGAATATTTTTACGAGTATGTTATTGGAGGTGTTGGAGCTTTCGTTGGTAGATCTGCAAACCTAGTTTATGAAGTGATACCGGCTATAGCTTCCGGAGACTTTGAGGGTAACATAGAAAATAGAATACCTTTTGTTAGGAAGGTTATTAAACAGCCGTCAGAAAGAGTTGATACACAAAATTATTTAGAAAAGAGAAAAGAGCTATTCACGATATTTTCTAGATTAGATCTTGCTAGAAGAAGAGGAGACAGCGAGGCTGTACGTCAGCTTGTGTCTAGATACGATGACGAGGTTAGTATATATGGTAGATTTAAGGCTTTAGATAACGCAAGAAACAGATTATTGAGGCAAATCAGAGAGTTAGAACGTAATCTTCGACTGTCAGATGATGTCAGACAAAAACTTATTAAGTTACGTAGAGAACGAATACAAGAGATTATGAAAAAAGGTATTCAGTTAATGAGAAGTGTGGGCATAAGACAAACTGCATGATAGTAGTTGACCAAAAGTTTACGTAAAGTTTTAGTCTAGCTTCCCCGTGCCGGGGAACGACTTTTCATAGTCATTTCTTTTTTATTTTTATTAATTCTTTGAGATACCATTCTGCTTTCATCAAATCTTCTAAACTATTCTTGTGCTTGTGCCTGTATCTCCAAACATATTTAATTATATTTCCTTGTAGGTAATACTCGTAGCCCTCGCCTAGGGCTGATTTAATCGCATCAATACACTCTACACTACCTTTGCGATAATGCTTTGGTCTGTTTACATTATCCATGCTATTCATTTTTATCCCTTTCTTCAAGCCACTCTCTTAATTGTTTTTTCCAATTTGGATGACCAAACAACTCGTAATAGGTAGGCTCTCTCCCATGTTCCTTAACAAAACTTATCCTAGCTTTTTCTTGTTCTATTTCATCTTCATCATTCATCTTCTGCATACTCCTCTATTTGATCTATTCTATGTTGATTAATAAATATTGGGGTGTCATCTCCCACCCACGCACCTATGGTGTTGTAGTTAAACCACTCTATAGCTTCTTCTTCAGTCCATTTATTGTCATACATTAATATTGTTATGCATTTATCATAATCATATAATGC